CTTTGCACTTGGAAATGTTCTAAAATATGTCCAACGATATGGCAAGAAAGATGGCTACAATCGTGCCGACTTGATGAAAGTTTTACATTATGCTTTGATAGCACTTTATAACCATGACCATGAGGAATCAAACAATGAAATTTAGTAATGAAACTATTGGGGTTCTAAAGAACTTCGCAACGATTAATCCGAGCATTGTGTTTAAGCCGGGTTCAGTTGTGCGAACTATTTCGCCTCAGAAAACTGTGATGGCTGCCGCAACGATCAGCGAAACTGTTGATCAACAAGCAGGCGTTTATGATTTGTCCCGATTATTAGCAACATTGTCTCTATTTGAGAATGCTGATGTTGAGTTCGGTTCTGATCGATTTACAATCAAAGGTGGTAGAAGTGAAGTGAACTATACTTACACCTCTGAGTCTTTGATCGTATCACCCCCAGATAAAGATATCGTAGTGCCTAATCCAGAAGCGACAGTAAATGTCACTTGGCAAGATATCGACAGTGTGATTCGTGCTACTGGTGTTCTACAGTTACCAGAAGTTGCGTTCTCAAGTGACGGCAGTACAATTAAGTTATCAGCCGTTGATAGTAAGACTTCTACAGCAGATAAATACGAAGTCGTAGTAGCTGAAGGTGTTTCAACTGAACCCTTCAACATGATTATCAAGACTGATAATCTTAAATTAGTGCCAACTGATTATGAAGTAACTTTATCTTCTAAAGGTATGGCTCACTTTAAATCAGATGTTGTCCAATACTGGATAGCAATCGAATCAAGATAAGGAGTATAAGATGAGTGAAGAAAGCGAACCACAGCAGGGTGAAGAAGAAGTAGTTGGTTTAGGATATGGTGATATTCAGGCTTGTGTTCAAATTATTGATGTCTCAACTCAAAGAGGCGCAATTCGTGGTGACGAGTTGATGCAAGTGGGTACAGTCAGAGAAAGACTTGTTGGATTCTTGCGTCATGCACAAGCACAGGGCGAAGATGTTGGTGAAATACCCGCATCTCCCTACAACGAGGCACCTGCTGAAGCCGCAGAGTAGTAGTGAAAGGGGAGAGGTAACACTCTCCCCGACTTTATTTTTATATTATGGAGATTTACATGAGTGACAAGAAAGATTTCTTGTGGGTAGAATCTTATCGCCCGCAAACTGTTCAAGAAGCTATTCTTCCTGAACGACTCAAGAAAACATTCCAACAGTTCGTTGATCAAGAGAATGTGCCTAATCTTCTATTATCTGGCAGAGCAGGTGTTGGTAAAACGACAATTGCAAAGGCTATGCTAGAAGAGATCGGTGCTGATTACATCGTGATCAATGGTTCTATGAATGGCAACATTGACACATTACGCAACGATATATCCAACTTTGCTTCGAGTGTATCATTCACTGGTGGCAGAAAATATGTTATCCTCGATGAGGCTGACTATCTAAACGCAAATTCCACACAGCCCGCACTTCGTAACTTTATGGAAGAGTTCTCGAAAAACTGTGGCTTCATTATGACTTGTAACTTCAAGAATCGAATTATCGAGCCACTCCATTCAAGATGTAGTGTTATTGAGTTCGCTATTGATAAAGCAGATAAGCCAGCAATGGCAAGTCAGTTCTTCAAACGAGTTTGTGGTATTCTAAAAGACGAAGGTGTTACTTATGATCAAAAAGCAGTTGCTGAAGTTGTACAGTTATATTTCCCCGATTGGCGCAGAGTGCTTAACGAATTACAGCGGTATGCTTCTACTGGTAGTATTGATGCTGGCATACTAAGTAACAAGTCTGGTGAAAGCGTATCCAGTCTAATTGACCTGATGAAGAGTCGTGACTTCACTGCCACTCGTAAATGGGTTGCTGAGAATGTCGATGTAGATTCTGCTGTTCTGTATCGTCAACTGTATGATACATTACCATCTCGAATCAATACCACCCAGAGCATTGCTGATGCTATTATCATTCTCGCTGAGTACCAATATAAAGAAGCTTTTGTTGCGAACTCTGAGATCAATCGTGTTGCCGCACTTGCAACCCTGATGGCAGAGATTGACTGGAAATGAAGCTATTTAAAAAAGCAAAGAAGTGTTTTTTATGCGAATCTGAATTAGATGAAAACTCTGGTGAGATCGTGTACAAATATGAAGCAGGTGAAGGCAAAGTTGAACTTTGTGGTACTTGCATGGATAAGATAGAGGAGGCACAAGATGAGCAAACCCTTTGATTATGTAACCTCTATCAATAGCACAAAGAAGAACATGATGCGAGATAGTGAGAATGATGAGTTGAGTGAGAAGGGCTATGAGCCATGGCTGACTAATACCGCATTATCTTACTTTCCCGATACGATTCTTTATGCGAATGAGATGAATACCTACCACCAGCTCGAAAAACGACCCCAGTACGAGTATCTTATAAATACCATTAGACCCAAGAAGCGATGGTCAAAATGGGTAAAGAATGCTAGTAATGAAGAACTTGAATTGATATGTGAGTACTACGGCTGTAATAAGATTATCGGTCAAGAGTATCTGTCTTTGTTGTCTAGTGAGCAAATTGAAACTATAAAACTAGAACAAGATACTGGTGGTATTAAAAATGAATCTAATAGAAGAACTCGTTGAGGTAACTTTACCAAGTGAAGAAAGTTTCCTTAAAGTCAAAGAGACACTAACACGCATTGGTATTGCCTCCAAGAAAGAGCAGAAGCTATTTCAATCGTGCCACATCCTTCACAAGCAAGGCAAGTATTACATTGTACACTTCAAAGAGTTGTTTATGCTTGACGGCAAGACTAATGACTTTTCTGAAGAAGACAAAGGTAGAAGAAACACTATCGTAACTTTACTTGCAGAATGGGAACTAATCAAGCCTCTAAACTTAGAGCAAATCAAAGAGCCTGTTGCTCCGTTATCTCAAATCAAGATTCTTCCTCATAAAGAGAAAGGTGATTGGGAACTAGTAGCGAAATACAGCATAGGTAAAAAACGATAAAAGGAAACTTATATAATGAGTGATAGTATCACGCAATTGAATCAACATTTAAAAATCTATAAACTATTTGATGAAGCCCATTTGCCAATCTATGGTACTGAATGGTCAGCCTGTTTCGATCTATGTGCATCGATTCGAGAGCAAGACGAAGTGACCGTTATGGGCGCATCAAACATTTCAACAAAACGAAAACTCACAAGTGGATTTATTCCTCTTTATGCAGGTGAAAGATGTCTAGTTCCTACTGGACTAATTTTTGATCTGGATGAAAATCAATCACTTAGAATACATCCTAGATCAGGTCTTGCTTGGAAACAAGGAGTGACTGTAGCAAACTGTGAGGGCATCGTTGATGCAGATTATGTTGAGCAGTCGTATGTAATGCTTGCTAATCTATCAAGAAATCCAATGGAGATTCGTGACGGAATGAGAATCGCTCAAGGTGAGATTGTGAATGTGTCTAAAAGATTTGACTTCAAAATTGTAGGTGTTAGGCCTATCCAGAAAACAGACAGAAGCGGTGGCTTCGGATCAACAGGAGTATAGTATGAAAGCATTTATACCTATCGCAATTGCGATGACAATCTGTGTAGCATTTTTTATTACTGTATTGATGGGAGTATAATTTTGATCTAGAAGTGTGAATATACGTTACAGTTATGTGTAATATGCATAAAAGTAATGCAAAAAAGTAACATTATTGTCATAAATCATGACTTAGTTTGTATAAATAACACTGTAAGATGCCTGATAAGGGTCTTACATAACTTAACCTTGCATAACAATGGAGGTCAAATATGACTTATTTGCAAACAACAAAGTATGATCCTTTGAATACACTAGGGTTTGATAGAATTTTTGATAGAATGGCAGAACTAACACATTCTCCACAATCACAAACTTCATACCCGCCCTATAATATTACAATAAATGATGACTACTTCTACACAATCGAACTCGCACTAGCGGGATTCAAAGAAGAAGATATTGATATTGAGTTAGAAGACGGAGTTTTAACCATTCAAGGTAACTCTGGTCAACAAGAAGATGATAGAGAGTATGTTCACAAAGGCATTGCCGCAAGAGCATTTACTCGTAAATTCACACTCGTTGACACGATTCTAGTACAGGGTGCAGTGTTCAAAGATGGGATACTAAGTGTTTACTTAGAGAATGTCGTCCCAGAAGAAGAGAAACCTAGAAAAGTGGAAATCAATGGCACTTACAAAGGACCTCACCATTCTGATGATAGTAAAGAATTTCTAGCAGAGTAAAACCAGAAGTAAAATGTAACACAGGGGATGAGTCACGCATTGTGGCTCATCCAATTAAACACGACCATAACAGGAGCAATAGTAAAAGTGAAAAAAGCACTCTCTTACCTTAAGGCTAAGAGTTGCGATGGGTTCTTTTGTGAACTAGTTTCGACTTTAATGATGTTAGCAGTAAGCAC